TTTAAAGTTCTCGACCACCACGATGTTCGTGACCAAGAGAAGTATGCTGCCGAATGTGCTGCGCTCGACGTTTCTCCTGTGTCTCTGACGTTTGCTTCCGGCGGTAGCGGCGCACTGCTTGCCTACATGGCGCATGTCGGTGAGTTCCAGCAGCATCAATACTCCTGCACAGGCAACATCATCCGCTGTGCCCAACTGGTGTCTGACCGCGATCTGTGGATTCGTACTAACAAACGCGCATTCGCTTTCTACGAAGGTTATTCTAAGGACGTGTTTAGCGACGTTGAGAAGTGTGGTATCATCTACACCGATATGCCGCCCACCGTGCGCAAGGCATATAAGATTATCCTGTCTGGTGATATTGAGCAGATTATCAAACAGGGTGAAGCTGCAATCTCTGACCGTGATGCGAAGATTCGCCGCATGATCGACGAGAACAGCAACTTCTCTGAGCCTAACGAGCTGGTCGGTGTTAAACATGCAGTTGTGCCTTGCGATAAGAACATCGCGTCTGAAACTGGCGCACACGTCTACGAAAACTATCCGCACTTCCAAACAGTGCTGCTGGTGCGTAAAGGTCACCGCGACCCGGACCGTGTGTATGTTAGCTGCCGTTCTCAAGGATATCCGGAAGGCCACAAAGGCAGTGCTCGCTACATTGCGCGTACTCGTGGCGGTGACGGGCATCCAAGTGCCGCAGGTTTCAATATGCCTCTGACGGAGTTTAATGAACTCTATCCGGGACTGAAATTGGACTTCGATTCCGTAGGTTGCGATTGTTAAAACAAAGGGGTGGCTTCGGCTGCCCCTTTTGCGTTTCTAGTCTCTTATACGATAATTTCAGACAGTCATATAAGGAGACAAATCATGCCCGTTAACTCAACGCATTCCTCTGCTGGTGTTTATACTGGTGTACGGGATCTCTCCGTTGGTGCAACGTCTTTATCTACGGCAGTAGTAGGCATTGTTGGTCAGGCTCGTCGCGGCCCTGTAAACCAGCGTGTTGATGTGCGTAATAAAGATGATTTGAAAAACATCTTCGGTGCAAAAGATCCCAAGTATGGCCTCGGCCTGTATCTCGCGCTGCCTGTTGCTAAACAGACTAACCAGCTCAAATTCGTCCGTATCACTAAGAACGCAAAATACGCGGTCGGTGTGGTTACTGTCGATGACGCGTCTGCTGTTCAGCCTGTAGTGCGTATCACCCCATACACCGATCAAGATGGTAACATCGTCGGTGTAGATTCTCCTGATCAGCTGGGCTTCCTGCCTACTGACCCGTTGAATGATAACATCATCGGTTACGTTATTCTGGAAAACCCAGGTGACTGGAACAACCAGATGGCGTTACAGATTCGTCCGGCCTGTCCTAAGGGTCTCGACCCATTTGACGACCGTAAGTCGTATAACACGAAGCTGTTTTATATCGACGAGTACGAGAACTATCAGAACGGCAGCAATCCGGTAAACTCTTACCAGTGCAGCCTGTATGATTATGCGGATGAGTTTGACCGCCAGTATCGTATCGATCACGCGATGGAAAACGAAAGCTCCAACTTCCGCTTCGTGCGCAACCCGTACTTCACCACCGATATCGACTTCTTCACCACCGACTTCATCTTCTTCCAGGGCGGTGCTGACGGTGACACTTGTACTTCTGATGACTTTGCGAAAGCGTATCAGGAATACTTCGGTGACCCGGAAGAAGTTCGTGTGACGCTGCTGATTAGTCCTACTCAGGATTACATCATCCACCGCGGCATGAAAGCTGCGGCTGCTGCGCACGTTAACTGCTTCGTTATTTGTGGCATCCCGTCGTCCGAGCAGTCTGTGTCTAAAGCGATTCGTTATCGCCGTCAGACGTTGAACGTCAACGACACCAACATGGCTCTGTATACGCCTGATATCAAAATCTTCGACGAAGACACTGGCCGCTATTTGTGGACTGCGTGTGTTGGTCAGATTTGTGCTGTGTTTGCCTACACGGATAACAACCGTGGTAGCTGGTTCGCACCTGCGGGTATCACTGCATCAGGTCCTCTCGACTTCCATGCTATCGCTCAGAAGTATGATCAGGACGACCGTGATGCAATGACGCGCGAGCAGGTCAACTACATCCGTAAGCTGCCTGATATTATGGGCGGTGGCTATGCGGTGTGGGAAGCGAGCACTCAGTACAATCAGAACTCTGCTTTCCAGCAGATTCAGATTCAGCGTATGGTGGGCTACGTGCTTGAAGTCTGTCAGCGCACTTGCCGCGTTGGCCTGTTTGACCCGAACGATAGCATCCTGCGTGGCTATCTGAAAGGTATTGTCGAGAAGTTCCTCGAAGAAATCAAGCTGGCACGCGGTCTGCGTAGCGGTAGCTCCGGTTCTCAGGGCTATCAGGTTGTCTGTGACGAGAACAACAACACCAACCAGACTATCGCTAATGGCGACCTGATTCTGGATATCGTGTTGGACCCGACGCGTACTACGAAGCGTCTGATCTATCGTTTCAACATCAACCCGACAGGCAGTACCTCCACAACTCTGAGTCAGTAATCAATGAGGAGGGCTTCGGTCCTCCTTTTTTCGTATTGTGAGGTTCTATGCTTACTTTGACCATTCAAGGTAACTTGGAATACTGCTTCTCGCTGCGTAATAAAGAACTGCGATTCTTAGTCGCAATGGATAATCCGCCTTTGCGTGGTACACTCCAGATTGAGAATGCAGCGGGTACAGTGCTCAAGAAACTTGACCTGCCTACTTCTGGAACGACTGCATATTTCGACTTCACTCTGCCTTTTGATACAGGCGAGCATGACCTTGTGGCTAAGGCGTATAACGTCAGCACCACTCTCAATGCTACGTCGAACAAGGTTAGAGTGTCTGTGCCGTTCAGTGGTGAATATGGTCCTCGCTTTGGCATACACGATAAAGTGTTGTCGATTCAAGACTACAACGATACCTTCTTCCGTTCTCTGACTACTATTCTCGGTGAATCGAGTCCTCAAACAATCACTTGCCCACCGAATGAATCTACGTCTGATAACAACCGCTTCTTCTACGTCGCATGGCCAAAGCGTTTGCTCTATGGATATTTTCAAGAGACCGCGCAGGGATTCTCTGGATCATGGGATGGCGCTATGGAGTTCAATGACTTCAACTTCCAAGGCGCAGCGGAAGTCAGTCTCGGTGGCTTTGATTATGTTGTCTATCGCAATGACTTCCCGTTCGATAGCCTGGATTATATGTTCCGTATTAAATACGGTTCTACCAGTCCTAAGTCAGGCGACCCTGTATAATTTTAACCACCGCTTCTGGTAAACGGAGAACACAATGGAACTGAAACTTGAACAGTTCATCAGTAACGTTGAGTTGCTTACGAATATCCACCAGCAGAACAAAAACCCAATCATGTTCCGTCTGCCTAAAGATGGTTCGCAGTTAGGTCTGTTGTTCTACTGCTCGTATGCAGTTCCACGTTATGTAGTCCTTCCGATCAATGCGATCTGGATTGACTACGACCCTGAGTCGCCTACTTTCCGCACTGCGTTTAAGCGCACAACGAAAGACCTGGCTGACCCGTACAAAGATGTTTGGACTGCGCTGTACTTCTATGACGATGCCATGGGAGACCAGACGTATGACCCAAACGATCTGAAAATCATCAACCAGACTCTGCCTCCGCTTGCTACTTCGATTACTCGTGGTATCGGCTATCTGTCGTACCCAGAGGCTGAGTCGCGCGTTGTGCTTGAGGGTGATGAAACGTTGTCTAACAATCGTGACCCGAAAGACCACACGCACCCTGAGAAGCCTGCTACTATGATCTCTATCAACGGTAGCTACGGTGAAGAACATGTGCCTATCAAAGACCAGCTGGTTCCTGCTGTGAATCAGGTTATGGTGCTTGAAGACAATACGCTTCAATGGCGTAAGGTGCGTGAATCTGAACTCGGCCAACCTACTGACTAACGGAGCGGTTATGACTACACTGAATGAAATCGCTGCTGCTCTGTTGGCTGTTACGGGCTTTATGGATGATACGTCGAAAGACCAAATCGTTCGTCAGATTAACCCGACACTCAACATCAGTTGTACGTTCATCACCGCCTCAGCCGAGCCTGTTGGTGTTGTGTTGCCGATGAACGTTGTGTGGCTTTGCATGGATGTGAACAGCGCGTTCTATCGCAAGTTCCTTGCACGTAAATCCAAAGAGCCTGCTGGTGGCTACAAAAATACGTGGGAAGAAGTGAAGAACTTCAACTCTCTGTGGGCTCCGCAGTATTATGATCCTGCTGACATTAGTGGTGGTAGCGATATTCCTAACGCGTCTGTTGACGAATACGGTATTGCTCGCCTGACCACTGAGCCTGCTACTGTCGGTCGTCCTACGTTCGTGTCTGTCTCTGACCCACGTAACACCGATAAGCGCACACCACTGCCTCACGATGAAATGCACGCCGAGAAGCCTCTGGTCGAAGTGAAGACCGTGCAGGACAAAGTGAACATGGACGCAGACGTAGGCGACAATGGTTCTACCTTCATCGCTGATACGTCCGTGAAAGCATCATACGGCCATCTGATTGCGACCGACATTCTGGAGAATAATGAATGAGCGTAACCACGATCGACGGCTTTGCTAAACAGTATATCGCTCTGGCTCGTACTCGCGGTCTGACGCCACGTAACCCAATCACTTTCTTGTTCCGTCCTAACGCGAACGATCAAACGGAAGTGCATCAGGTTGTTGTGTCTCTGACTGAGCCATCGTTTTCTGAGAAGCCGTACAACCTGATTTGGATTGACGCGAACACTGGTAGCCCTCAGTACCAGTATGTGCTGCGTCGTACCTCTGCTGTATCTGACGGCAATCACCGTGGCTCATGGGTAACCGTGACTGACTACGCGCAGTTGTTTGCTCAGAAACAGTTCTTCCGTTTCGTTGTGGAGAATGCTGCTGATCTGGGTATCGAAGTAGGTGATCTGGAAATCGCACATGCGACCACCAGCCGTCTGGGTAGTGTTGTCACTAAGACTGACCCGACTGACCCTGATATGCCTATCGCTGTGTCAAGCTCTGACCCACGTATGGCTGATGCGCGTTATCCAACTAATCACGATCATCCTGATTATGCGCGTACCATGATTCGCCTGAACTCCACAGCATTCGTTGAAGTCGCAAGCTCTAACGAACCGCAGCCTGGGTATGTTCTGGCGATTGTCGATCAGGACCCTGTTAACCCGAACAAGTATATCGGTAAGTGGGTCAAGCCCAACGCCGATAACGTCGAGTGGGAATCACCTCACTTGATTAACTTGCGTATCAGCCTGCCGGGCAACGCGAGCTACATGTCGGATAACAGTAGCGTCAAGCTGAACATCGACGCAGAATGGTCTAACAGCATCGAACACAACCCTACTGGCGTTGAGTGGTCCATTGAAGAGAACGTTATCGGTGTGACTATCGACCAAGGCGGTACTGTGTCTGCGCCTGACCTAGCTGCTGACGTTGTGCTGAAAGTCACTGCACGTAAGCGCGACCCTGTGTATGGCAACTGGGTAACTGCTACCTACGACCTGCTGATCAAGAACGCATTCATCCCTGACGACGAGCTGGTATCTATCTCTATTGTTGGTGCGGACACGCTGTTCTATAAGCAGAAAGAGACCTATACCGTGACTGCTCGCTACAAGTCCGGTAACGTCGCAACTATCATGCCGTCGAACTTCACGGTGGATAACGCGAACGCTCTGTCTCTCGTCGGCCTGCAGGGTACTGCGAAGAAAGTCTCTACTGATACAGTTGTCAAACTGACTGCTACTTATCAGTATAACGGCCTGACCTTTAGCGCGACGAAGAACGTCACCGTTAAGGCTCAGTTGATCACGCTGCTCGAAGTGCTGGGTTCTTCCACCATTGCTTCTCAGCAAAGTGAAGCCTACACGTTTAAGATTACGTGGTCGAATGGCGACACTGAAATGATTACGCCGAACTCTTTCGTTGCTGCACCTACCACTTACACCACCATCAGTGGCAACGTGGTGACTGCGAAGAAAGAGACAACGCAGGACCGCAGCATCGTCCTGACTGCGACGTACATCACGGCAGATCAGACCGTCACTGGTAACAAGAACGTTACTATCCTGAAAGAGACTGCTGCGGTAACGCTGACCTCTCTTGCTATTCAGGGTGCGAACACTATCCGCAGTGAAGAGAGCGCGAACTATACGTTCCTCGCTACGTACTCTGACGGCCACACCAAGCTGGTTGACCCGACTACGTTTACGGCTGACCGACTGGATATTGTTACTATCGTGAACAAGACCGTCAACGCAGGCAAAGTGTCTTCTGACATTCCTGTGAAGCTGTCTGCAACGTACACGGAGAACGGTATCACGAAGACCGCAACGCTCGATATTACAATCGTGAATGTTGTACCTGTCGTTGACCTGTCGAGCATTAAGATCGTCGGCCCGTCGTCTGTTCAAGAGAAGACAACCACTCCGTATACAGTGCTGGCTACTTACTCTGACGGACACACCGCAACGATCAGCCCTAACGAGTTCCGTTTGCAGCAGGCTTCGAACTACGCAACGTTTGATAAGTCTGAACTGATTGTTGGCGCTGTTCCTATCGCTAACACCAGCGTAACGTTGTACGCTTCGTACACTGAGAACGGCATCACGAAGACTGCCACCCTGCCTGTGTCCATCGTTGGTAACCCACCGACTGTGACCTCTCTGGAGATTCGCGGTAACGATTCGATGAACGAGAACACTACTGCGCAATACACCGCGTGGGAAATTCTCTCTGATGGTACTGACCGTCAGGTAGCTTCACCGACGTGGTCTGTGATTCAGGGTAGTGCAGTCGCAAGCATCGCACAAACTGGTGTGCTGTCTGCTGGTGAAGTGACTCAGGACACAACTGTTCTGATTCGTGCAACCTACGACGGACGTAACGCCCAGAAGTCCGTGCTGGTTAAGAACATCATCGTTATCAGCCTGCTGTCTGTTCAGCCGCAAGCGCCATCGCCTGTGTATGACTTCGGTACTGCTGTCGGTGTGACTCGCGACCTGCATAGCGTTCTGACGTTCTCTGACTCTACTACTCGTGAGGGTACTAGCGGCGAACTGTCTTACACGCTGTCCACCGCGGCTCAAGAATACTTTGAGATCGTTGCTGGTGGAACAACTGGCTGGCGCATTCGCACCAAGAAAGCACTGAGCGGCTTCTACGGCACTCTGACTTTCCAGCTCAACGTAGCTGCGACTGTTGGTACTGTATCGAAGACCGGTAACGTGCAGTTCACCGTTGTTGGACCAACCGATGACGTGTCGAAAGTGGAAATCATCGGTGATGACTCTATCACTGAGGGCACTGTATCTGGTGATTACTTCGTGCGTGTTACTCGCCTGTCGGGTGCAACAAACGAGTACGCCTCACTGCCAACGTGGTCACTGCCTCAGGGCGCTGCGTATGCAACTATGTCTGTCGGTTCTACTTCAACTCGCGTGAAGCTGACCGTACCTGCTAACTCGATTAGCCAGAACCAGACTGCTACGCTCCGTGCTGCTGCCGTTACCGTTGATGGTAAGACCTACGCTCCTGAAAAAGTGATTACGCTTATCAATCAGGCTGCAACGATCACTAAGCGCGAGCTGATTGGTCCTGCCGCTGTGAACAAAGGTGAGACTGGTACCTACATTCTCCGCCTGACGTTCTCTGATAGTACCACTGTCGACCTGACGCCTGTTATCACACGTAGCTCTGGTTCTACTACAGCGTTCACGTACCCAGGCAATAACACCATCATCGGTAACACGGTAAGCACCGTGCAGAGCGCAATCATCACTGGTACTGCTTCGTACAACAGCCAATCGCAAACTGCGAACCTGACTGTAACGAACACGCCAGCGCCTGCGACTCCTGACTCTGTGACCATCACTGGTCCTTCGTCAATCATCGGTGGTGTGACTACCGCGTACACTGCGACTGCTACGCTGTCTGACGGCACTACGCCTGACGTGACTGCTGATAGTGGCACAACGTGGGCGGTGGCTGTGAAGTCCGGCACCGCAACTGGCCTGAGCGTTACTGGCGGTTCGTTGAAGTCTAACGCTGTGACTGCTGATGCTGTGGTGACTATCACCGTTACTTACGTTAAGAACGGTAAGACAGTTACTGCAACCAAAGACGTTACGCTCAAACCGCAACAGTCTTCCGACTTGGGTGCTCGCTTCGGCTCTCACTCTAAGATCAAATCTGTAGCTGGCTATGATGCTGCGTTCGTACAGGGCCTGCAAACCGCGCTGACTACGACTGGACAACAGCTCCTGAACTGTCCTGCAAACACCAGTACCTCAACGAACAACGTGTTCTTCTACGTTGCGTGGCCGAAGTCTCTCGGCTACGGTTACTTCGTTGAGTCAGTACAGGGCTTTGCTGGTTCATGGGATGGTGCGTTGGAGTTTGATGACTTCAACTTTGCTGGTCCTGCCGAGGTGACTATCAACGGTGTTGATTACGTTATCTATCGTAACGACTTCCCGTTCGATAATCTGGCGTATACGTTTAAACTGACCTACGGTTCATCGAACCCAGGTTCTGGTATCGCGTAAGGAGAATAGGATGCCGGTTAACATGACTTCGTTCCTGTTGCCAGCATCCGCAGCACTCCCATACCTCCTTGAGGATAAATATCTTCGAGGGGGTATGCGCTGTCTGCCTACGCTCAATGATCGTGATACAATGTCTGTCGGCAATAAAAAGCCTGGGATGTTGTGCTACGTCACTGAGACCAAGACGATGTATCAGCTTGGTGCAGATAACGTAACGTGGGAAGAAGCGAAATTCGGTGGCTCTGAATATAAGTTCGAGTCGCCGTTCGTGACTGCTGTGGATGAAACAGGTCTGACAATTGTAGGCCTCGACCCTAGTAAGCAAGTGCCTGAACCTCAGTATGCGGGTATGACCCTCATGTCTGGTGCTAACGGTACGATGTTCTGGGTTGATATGAGTGGTAATGAACAGGCTGGTGTGCGTAAGACTGTAGAGTACGAAGCCGCCAACTATATCACTCCTGGCCAACAGCTTGATTTCGATCTGGCAATGAATAAAACGGTTATGCTCCTTTCTGTTAAACTCAATGCCTTTGATGTGGAACTTACCGCATATCAAAGTTCACTGAGAGACGACAGAAACCCGTATATATTCCGTTCCTCTGCTAATTTTCTCGAAGATGATGGTGTGTTTGCGGATGAAGATAGCGAAGGCAATCCAATCATTCGTAAGCTGCGTCGATACTCCTTCCTGTCTAACAAAGACAATACGCCTACGATTTCGTGGCGCATGAAGAACATCGGCACATCACCGTCGAAACCGAAACTCACTGTAACCTATCTGGTAATGGAGTGATAACCGTATGGCTATTCAACGTGTAACTGCTACTAAGCTCGTGGGTCTGGAAGCTCTGACTCGCGATCTGGTTAGCAAAATGATTACGGCCGGCTTCACGCTGATTGCTGTTGACGGCAAGACCGGAAGCACCGTAACACCGACCGCTAAGTCTTTCTATCTGGAAGCATCCGATGCGGTTGACCCCCTGTATGACACTCAGAAGTGGGGCATTATCCTCGCTGCTGACAACACAGGTAAAACCCTGTCGATCAACGTCTTGCCTGACAATCAGGTAAATCAGACTGACTTCACTGCCGCTAAACGTTCTGCAACTGTAGAAGTTGGCCGTATGTCCAAGTCTGGTCTGGCTACGAACTTCTTCATCGATCTGGTCAACGACTGGAAGATGGACACGACCGCTGACCTGTCTGCATACCCGCTGACGTATGACTTCATCACTACCGACCACGGTATTGCTCTGCATATCAACGCAGAAGGCTTCGACAACACCGGTACTGCATTTAGCTGGTTTGTTGTTCAGCGTGGCGTACAGGCTAGCGACACTACGCCTGGCGATCACAGCCCGCTGTTCGCCATCTTCTCCTGCGGCGGCGGACTTGGTGGTGACCCTGATACCATCAAGCCAGAAGCTATTCAGCGTTACACTGTAATCGAAGAGGGTATTTACTCTGCTACGGTTCCACTGTCTGCTGTTCAGCCTACGCCTGACTCTGCTCCTATCATCAACCCGCTCCAGCAGGTTATGATCGCAGAAGGCAACCGTGCTATCGTTCTGTTCCCGCAGATGATCAACACTCAGCGCTATGTGTACTTCGCTACACTGGACATGCTGGGTTATACGTCTGCTGACGTTCTCTCCGCTGGTTCCGAAGTGCAGTTGAACCCTCTGAAAGCAACGAACAAAACCAAATACCTGGGCATGAACGCTAACGGTAAAGACAACCGTGGTATGCGTCTGATGCTTCCTATCGGCCTGGGCGACGCGGCTTAATTAAGGGGATAACAACTCATGAACAAACTGATCGTGAAATCTGGCTTCACCAGCAACCTGAAAATGTGGAAATCAATCCTGCAGGATTTGGTTGATAACGGCTTCAAGCTGGTGAGTGTCAACGGCACTATTTCTTCAACTATCCCTTCGACTGACCTCCAGTCGTTTGTTGTTGAAGCGACTAACACCATCGACCCGATCGCTGGTACTGGTGCAGGCCAACAGCGCTGGCGTCTGGCGATGAAAGGCTCAGAGAAGCGTACTCAGCTTTTCTGTGCTGCGCCTGAGCAGATCTCTGACACGGGCACCATCTCTAAGACTGGTGCCGTGAACGTTGGTGGTACTACCATCAACGAATACGCTGGCCAGATTGGTGGGCGTTCTACCAGCAGCCAGTTCAACGCCAGTTCTGGTGACAACGAAGTGTACTTCTGGCATCGCGGTATCGCCAACCAGGGTAACACCACGTTCTACGCAGGCACCATGGCATATCCGCCTGCTACTACTCAGCCTACTGGCCAGACCAGCTCTGATAGCCTTGTGTTCGCTGACCCGGAAGCTACTCCGTTCACGTACCACATCGCTCTGTCTGATCACGGCGTTGCGATTCACATTCAGATTGAAGGTCGTGACTCTGATGGCTGCCGCGGCGCGTGGCTGGTAATTCAACGTGCTATCAACTCTGATGGTACTGTGGTTGTCGATGGTAAAGCTCCTCTGTTCTGCATGTTCTCTGTGAACGGCGGTGGCTCCATGAACAACAACGACGAAGTGCGTCCTGTCCCGGGCAGCCCTGGCTCGTACCAGATCATGCGCTATACCGTGCGTGAGTCTGATGTGAACGCACCGACTCTGCCGGCACCTGCGCATGTCCACAGCGCGGATAGCTCTGCTGTGCTGAACCCGTATCAGATGGTTCCGTTCTCCGAAGATAACCACTTCGACTTCCGTCTGCCTGCTGGCTTCAACACTCAGCGCTATAGCTATCCGTACGAAATGGATATGGTTGGTTATGCGTCTGCTGACGTTATCTCCAACGGTACTCTGATCGACGTTCAGGTCTATAACGAGACCGAAGACGACGGCAGCACTGCGAAGAAGCGTACCTACAAAGCTCTGACTGCTAACAGTCCGAACAACACCGGTATGCGTATCTTCTTCCTGCAAGGCTATAAAGCCCCAGAAGGCGCCGGAGCCTAATCCTCACAGGGTGCCTTCGGGCGCCCTTTTTAGTTTCTGTTTCGTGAGGTGAACAATGGCTGAAATGATTCCTGTTGTATCAGCTACCGGTGTTCAGTCCTGGTCTGGTAACGTAACAGTTTCAGGTCATACTGATACACTAACGTTCCGTGTGTCTGGCGGTACGTTTGCTGATTCGACTACCGAAAAGGATATCGCGCCGAGTTCTGGTTCTGACTATGCTGTTGCTCTCGCTGCTACAGTAACGGTCTCTGCCTCTGCAACGCAACCTGTTCTGCTGTATTACAAGGACGGTGATTTGTGGGTGCTTGTGCATTCACTGTCTCGCATCTTCGTCAGACCACAGACGAAAGAGCTGGACTATCGCCTTGTGACGAAAGGTATGGATGCAATGCCTTTGGGCGCTGCTGTCAACCCTACCTACGGCGGGCTTGTACTTGGTGGGGGTGTTCGAATCCCTACCGTACAAGATATGCAGCAAGGCAGCGTGGCCAAGTTCTCGGACTTTGATTCCACGTTCTTTGATTTAACCAAGCCTGTATCAATCGTCCACGACCGTGCGGCTCGTACTCTGTATTACATCCACACTGACGGTGACGTGTCGAATACGAAAATCTTCGGCGGCATGTACGACGTTGATATTGCAGGCTATAAGATCAGTTACGACTCTACAGGTAAGCGTAGCGCCGTTGTCTTCCACGAGTCCGGTCAGATTGACGTGCTTGATGAAGCGATGACGCAGTTCGGTGAACCTAAGCAACTCGGATATGAAGTCAACCGTGTTGTGTGTCGTCGTGCGGGTGTTGGTTCAAACACTGTTGATAGCTATGTTGCGTTTGACAAGGAAGGACGTGCGCATTACCTGAATGCCTCGTTTGCTGAAACGTCTGTTAAGTCAGACTACTTCTACGTTAACGGCTCTGACAGTTACGATGTGCTTTCAACGCTTGATGGTAGACTGATTGGCGGTAACACTGCCGCTGCACCTGCATCAGTCTTCTGGTATCAGTTCGTCCCAAGTTCATTGCTGGTATTCGGCCATGATGGTACGAACATCTATCAGTTCAACCTGCGTGATAACGTACAGAACGTAGCGGCTCGTCCTATGGTGGCGAATGACCTCGTTGTGTTTAACACGACTGCATCATGGACCTCAGCCGGTGGTAAGTTAGTTGCTGGTATGGACACGAACGGCAGCAATGCTTTGTTCGATTTCACTACTGCTGATACGCCTACTCAGACGCGCTCTGGTTGGCCGTATATCGAACTCCTGACGCCGCCGTACAGTCAGGAAGATACGTATGACCGTCTGTTCTATTATGCAGCGCGTCCTACTACTGGCTTGAAGCATATCGCTATCCGTGATTACACGGTGAACATGCCTGACATGAGTGCTATCAACTTAGGCCAGACTGTTACGTTCAAAGTGGTTGTTGACGCTGGTGACCCTGATATCGGTCTTCCTATCACTGCGCCTGCAGGTGTGACCGTTGCTGCAACGATTGATGTTATCACGACTGATATTGTTGACGGCAAAGAGGTTACGACTACCACGACCGTACCTGTAACGAAAGTGTTCGACGGTCAGGAAGTTACTATCACGCTGAGCCATGCGTATATCACCAGCACGTCATTCCCGATTTCTATCGGTCGATCTGTTTATCAGTTCGAGATGAAAGCTGACGATACGCCTAACGCTTTTGCGTGGCAGAACATCTTAGGCATCGACAATGATACATGGAACCGCACCGAAGATGTTACCATCAGTGGCATCAACGTGTCCGTGCCTGTATCTGTGCTGGTGGATGGTGTAGAGGACTATGACCGAGTTAAGATTTATGTGGATGGTGTGCAAGCAGCAATGCCTGTATTCATTCGCAACAATCAAAAGCTGGGCTTTGAAGTTCTCCACGCTAACGACACCACGCATATTGATGTAACGGTAGGTCAAGGCAGTTCTCGCTTTGGTTTGTTTACCGTTGTCGAAGCGCAGATTGAAGTGGGTCGTCATTGGGCATATATGCCTGTCGGTAAGCAAGTTCAGTCGGATGTGTTCAAGAACACTGGCACAATCCCTCTGACGTTGACTATCGACACGACTGATGCAGAGTTCGCTCAAGGTGGCCAGTCGGTTACCCTGCCTGTGAACGGCACTACCAACATCAAGTTCACGCCCACAGAGAATAAGCAGTACACGATTAAATTCCATTCTGACCAGTATAGCTATGAATGGTACGTGTGGGCTGATGCTCAGTGGCTTGGTACGCCAGCTCCTACTAAACGCGCAGAGCGTTATGTCATGGGCGATAGTGGTGACCTGTTTGTCGATAACATCCCAGATAACTTCTGGACGTACATCACCGTTCCTGCAGGTATGTTGCTTGACGTTGATGGTGTGCGTGTCGAACAGGAACTTGATTCGCGTGGTGTGTACAAAGAGCAGGGCCTGCATATCGGTCCGTTCGAGTGTGCCGACACAATGCTCAAGATATACGGGCTGCCGTCACACGATCAACCGCACACGTTAATGTTTGGTAATGCACCGTTCGGCTGGCTGTATGATATGACGGTTGATCCGTCGTACACTGCTTACGCTGAACACTCCGTTCAAGAGTTCGATGCCTCATACGTCGATGGTGTAGCACAGGCATTCGATGCGTTCGCCACCAGATCGTATGAAGCGCAAGGCAGCGCTGTGGTTGTTGTCACGCCTGTGTATGACCCTGAGCTTGACAGACAGCTACAATGGCTTGAGTTCGAAGACGCGCAGACGCACGTTGGGGATTCTACTGGCCGTACGATTGAGAGTGATTCTGCTATCATCGGTCAGACAGTTGCGGGTCCTGAGTTCATCACTGGGCATAAATACTTTGTGGATAACTTCCGCATGGTTGATCTTATTGCTCGCTCGGACATTGTACTCGACAAGTTCGACCTGTTCGAGCTTACGCAAGGCCAGAAGGACGTTATTACAACGACACCTCTTCCTGCGTTTGTCGATAAGACCGAGAGCGTTACCTCAGACACCTTCCCTCTGTTTGAACTGACGCAAGGCACTGTTGATACACCAGACTCATTCCCACTGTTCGAGGCAATCGAAGGTCCTGCTGTCGTCTCAGATACGTTCTGGCCTGACTTCACTGAGGCTCTTTACGTTGTTAGTGACACGTTCATCAACAACTTCATTGAGCATCTGGATGAAGCACCTCAGTATTTCGAAGTGCGTAAGCCTCAGTACCGCTCTGGCATCAAGGCTAAGTCTGATCAGATATTGCCGAAGTACACGCAGCCTAAGGGTGTTTATCCTGCTGATGGTCTTGTGCCGAGATACGTTACGGATCTGGGCCTAAATCATGTTGACCCACTTGTGCCACGCCAAGCATCTGTTGGTGGTGTGTATTCACAAGAGATGACCGAAGCGCGTTATGTTCCACCAGCTGCGGTATATCATGTTGGGTGGGCAAGACCTCAATGGATAGCAGAGTCACCGACATACAAAGTAGACGCAATGATTGCTGCGTATGTTGACCCTATCTACCATCCGATTGTTCTGTTCTTGCCTGAGATTCCGTTTGTGCGTCGCGCACCTATCTCACCAATCTATCATCTGGACCCTTCGACGCCTGAGCGTTCTGAGCATCCTGTGTGGTACAAGGTAGATACGGCAAAAGGCGATTGGTATCAGACGAAGCTGATTGCTGGACAAGTAGAGGCGTATGGTCCTGCTGCGTATGACAACCCTATCGTGTATCGTCACCTGATCGAAGGTCAGAACATCGGTACAAGTCAGTCCGCCAAGACTGATCAGATGAAGGGACGTCAGATCAACTCAAGCAAGGTCATCGCTGTTGCTCGTCAGGCAGGTAATCCTGTTACGCCTAAGCCTATTCGTGTTGAGATTCAGAAGACGCGTAAGGCTAACAGTAAAGTCTATGCAGTTCTTGCGCCTGTAGTTGAGGCGTGGACTGTAGAGCCTAACCACGGTTCGATTGATAAGCCTCTTGAAGAGGGCTATTTTGCTACGGAACTTGAGGCGCTACAAAACGCTACTCAGGTCTGGGGCTTCGATCCTTCTGTGGTATATGCTATCCAGCAGCCTAATGGTTACTGGACTTGGGCGCAGATTACCGTGTGCGAAGAATCTTGTGGTTCTATGTCCTGTGCCGCGAGAGGATATTTAAGCGGGGGTTAATCCCCGCTTTACCTTGCGCAAGCTAATTTCATCGTGTGTTTGTACAACATAGAGACAATAACATGGTACTTTCCGTATCTGCATCTTATCAGGATGCCGTGTCGAAGTACGCGTGGATGAAGTATACAGGTCCTCGTGGAAAAGAAGTCGCACAACGAACGCATAAGCGCATGATTCGTGAAGGCGATATATTCGGCATCCTTCCGCTGAGAAATGGCGGACGCTACACTCTCATTTTCCCAGATATGCCGCACGTTGACTTCCCGCTCGATAAAGCAACTGGCCTGTTCCTGATGGAACGCGCATCTAAACTGCGTAAAGTGCCAGACGTTGTTAATCGTGATGGCAAGCGCACCAAGACTGCTGGTGCACAGACGCTACAGCGTCAGTTGATGCGCTCTCAGTTTGATGCCGCACGTTTCAGCCCGCGTAAGGTCAAGTCAGAAGCTGTTTACGGCATCGACTTTGACAACTACCAGTGGCGCATGGTCGCAAGTCCTGAATACCCTGTGAAGACTTCTAAGGGTATCACCAAGCTGTACAAGAACGATATGATTGGTGTTCGTTTCTTGCGTCAGGGTAAAGGCGGCATCGTCATTAACTCTGAGGGCATGTTCCTGAAAGTTGACGACGCGCAATACGACCTGTTGATTCATGACACCAATATTCTTCCTATGAATGACTGGCCGAAAGGCACTGTTGACGTAGATACGATTAAGGCTTATCGTCGTGTTGTGCGTCGTGCTCGTCGTCGTTCTCAGGAAGAGCAGGAAGAAGCAACACGCTTGGCCAACAACGCAAAAGTTCTGGAGCAGAAGCAACAACGCAAAGAACTCCAGAAAGAAGCGCGTAAGAAAGCCTTAGAGCGTTCTGCTGAAATGCGTGACCTGCGTAACAAGGTTAAGTCAGGTGAGATCGAAGCACCTAAAGCCGAAGTGCGTACTGTCTACGAAGATGGTATCGACCGTCGCGGTAAGCGTATTCGTGTGGTTGAAGAAGAAATTCTGGATGACGAGATCGAAGAAGTAGGTATCGATCTTGATCTTGACGAGCAGAAGCTGGAAGATATTCTGTCTCGCAGTCCATTCGCTGGCGATGCGTTCAACATCGAAGATTCTGTAGGCTCACTGTTTGGTGGTGATGACTCAGAAGACCACGAAGAACCTTCTCTCGACCTGTCTGATATTGACGAACCGGAAGAAGATGAGGAAGATACACCTCCGCCTAAGGTTCGTGCTAAAGGCAAGAAAGCTGCGCCTGCTCCGGCCGAAGAAGAGGATGAGGAAGAAGAACCTTCAGAAGATGAAGACACTTCCGAAGATGGCGGCGAAGAAGAGGAAGACACCGATGTGGAAGAAGACTCTGACGATAGCGATACAGACGATTCTGATGAGGGAGATGACTCCGACGACGAATCCGTGGATGATGACGATGCCGACGACGGAGGAGCTGATTCAGAAGGTGAAGATGACGCAGAAGGTGACGACAGCGACGAAGATACCTCCGATGCCGAGGATGATGCAGACGCATCTGATGCAGTAGACGAAACTTCCGCTGACGAAGACACGGACTCTGATGTTGCTGCCGCCGAGCAGGAATCGAAAGAGACAGCGAAGAAAATCGCTGCTGCCAACAAATCTACTCCAAGCGCTCGCGCAGAAGAGGCAGAAGAAGGCGACGTGCTCCAGTTCCGCGCTGACGCTAAGTTGAAACGTGATTGGGTTGTGCTGCGTGTTAGCACTCACTCCAAGTCCGACAACATCGTTATCTATACGCTGTACGATATTACCAACAGTCCTGATGAAGTGCGTCAGGTACGTGTTAACCGTGCACGTAAACAGAACCTCTTTGACTATGCAGAACATGTGAAGGATATGGCGCCTAAGCTGTTCAATCGTGTGCTCGACATGGCCGAAGATTATCCCGTCAACAAAGACCCAATCGCCAGCTAGACTGTAAATACCAGTGTTACTGACGAATGGAGAATAACATGCAAATCTCTTTGAAGCGGCTCGAAAAGAATCCTGATAAGATTCTCGACACGCTCAATTTGACGCAGGCAACGAAACTTGTGGCGCATCTTGATGATGCGTTCCACACTGATTCGGAAGGTCTGATATCGGACGCGGTGTACGATTACATCCGTACATACATAGACAAGCGCTGGCCTAAGTCTAAGCTGGCGCGTAAAGTCGGTGCGCGTGATGACTCTGACGTTAAGCTGCCTGTGCCAATGGCAAGTCTTGACCAGTTCACACTTGGTGGTAAGCAATTAACAAAAGCTCTCGCCGAAGACGTGGACTGGATTCTGACTGACAAGCTCGACGGCCTGAGTATTGAAATCGTCTACGAAGGTGGCGTACCTGTTCGTGCGCTTACTCGTGGTGATGCAACTCACGGCAAAGACGTGTCGCAGCATCTGCCTGCAATGCGTATTCCTCAGAAAATCTCTGAGAAGGGCCAAGTGGTGTTACGCTGTGAAGCGTTAATCCCATACAAGACCTTTATGGCAAAGCTGCATGAGTCTGCTGGTGGTCGCTTCAAAGCCGCACGTAACGCTGCATCGGGTCTTGTTCGTAACTTCGAAACAGCCAAAGAGTTCAAGTACGTCCACATGGTGTGCTTCGGTATCATCGGCGGTAAAGGTGCTACGCTCAAACAGTCTTCGCAGTTCAAGCTGCTGGAGAAATGGGGATTCGAAGTAGTTCGCCACTTCGGCCCTATGCGTTTTGAGTCGGAAGAAGAACTCATTCCGTGGCTGGATAAACGCATCGCTAAGGCGAAGTATGAACTCGACGGCATCGTAATGACCCGTGATGTTCCTACGCCGAAAGCTACTGCGAGCAATCCTAAACACGCTTTCAAGTTCAAGATGAACGTTGAGTCAGACACTGTTAACGTGACTGTCAAAGACGTAATCTATCAAGAGTCCAAGTACGGTGTGCTGGCTCCTGTTGCAATCTTCCCGCCTACTGTTATGCCTGGCGGTGTTACGGTTGAACGTGCTTCTGCGCACAACGGTTTCTACGTTGAGCACGGCTATCTCAAGCCGAAGAAGAAAGGTGCTGTCATGGGACCTAAGCGTCCTCTTGGCCCAGGTGCTAAGGTTAAGTTGATTCGAAGCGGCAAGGTAATCCCATACATCATGGAGATTCTCAAGCCTGCTAAGAAGCCTAAGCTGCCTGACGTACAGTACAAGATCAATGGCGTTGAGTTCGTTGCTAAGACGAAGACCAGTGCTGCTGACTCTCGTATGCTTGGCTCGTTCTTGAAAGGGCTTGACGTTGCGAACACTGGACCGAGTACGTGTAAGCTGCTTGTTGCTTCTGGCGTTAAAACTCCTCAGCAATTGTTCATGACTCCTATGGCAACGCTGCGTGAGATCGTTGGTGACTCTCGTGGTCGTCAACTTGCCAAAGACCTGAAAGCGTTGAAAGCTGGCGTGCCGATGAATACGTGGCTTAAAGCTACCGCTTCATACTTCATGCGCGGCGCTAACACAACGTTTGATAAGGTTGTTGATGCTGTGCCTAACCTCGAATCTTATTTGAAGAAAGGTAATACTGCTGACCTAGCAACAAAGATTAGCAGTATGCACGGTGTTGATAAGCTGGCGCCACAGATCGCAGATGCGGCCATTAAGTCTTATCTGATGGCTGTTGAGATGGAAGTGACTCTCGTTGCTCCGAAGAAGGTGAAGGTGGTTAGCGCCAAACTGAAAGGGATTAACGTAGCATTCACCGGCATCCGCGATAAAGAATTGATGCAGCGTATTGTCCAACTTGGCGGTACGGCGTCTGACAGCATGAAAGCTGATACGACGATACTGATCGCTAAAGACCCTGGCTCTGGTTCCGCGAAGCTACAGAAAGCGATTGACAAGGGCATTCCTGTTATGAGCATTGCGGAGTTCAAGAGCAAATACAAACTGGAGTGATTATGCTCTCTTTGCCTTGTACGTTCGACTACTGGCGTAACTATAAGCCACTGGCTCCGAACCTGACAGTGCGGGTGCGTAACTCAGGTGAAACTGAGATAACACTCGAAAAGATCTTACAGGGCGCTCGTGATGAGGTGACACTGCATAGCCCGACTGAGGGTGTGCTTGATAAGGTGCCAGCTCAAAGAGGTTGGCGCCTTTCTGCTATTAAGGTCAATGACCCTATGGTAGGCACTGTGCGGCTAAACACTTTCAACGAAGCGTTTATCTACAGTCCGAGAAGTGGTTACGTTGGTGCTGACTGCTTCTCCTACATCCTGACTAACGGTACGCAACAGTCTGACTCAGGAACGATTACCCTTGATGTTTATCAGTGGTACACGTACCAGATTCTGCTTTACCGATTGAACACGCAGAAGACATACCACCGTTTCACTGCGAAGCCGTTCATGAAGTATGCTGCTGGTCAGGAGACTTTGGAGCCTGTTAAGTTTGCGCAGATAAACTGGTACTACAATCAGTACCGCGCAGAGACAGACAGCAAAGGTGTAACACGTATCTACAAGCGACGTGTACCTCTTCAATCAACCGTTGCGGATTACACGTCCTACTATAACCGTCAGACGTATGCGCCGACCGTGATTAATACTGCGGAAGAAATTCGTGCGTACACTTACTTTGACGACTCTCTTGGTGCGGGCTTTGATGGAGACTTCTCCAGTCCGTTCGTACCGAAGAACTCACAAGGCGACATTGAACTGGAGATTAGACTCTACACTGAGGAGAAAACAGTTTGGAGTCCTTCATTGATGCGAACCATAACGCAAGTCGACCTTGACCTGCCACTTATTCTTGACTATCGCCTGTCTGATATTTACGGCAAGCAGTGGTGGGATAGCGGCAACATTTTAGTATAACCCAAATGAGGCATGTATGAGAATCTGCGTAGCGGCTATTTGCCGTAATGAAGAAAAGAACATCGGTGAGTGGTTGAAGCACGTTGCTGGTGCTGATGCAATCAGTATCGTTGACACTGGTAGCGAAGACCAAACCACAAACATCATCTCGGCGTTCACGCACCCTAACCTGTATCATGTGTTCGACGTATCAGAGGAACGCAATCTAGGTGCGAGTCGTGAACTGGCCGCTACGCCGTTCTCCGAGGACGACCTCGTTGTGTGGCTTGACATTGACGAACGTTTCGATGACCCTAATTGGGTTGAGACACTTCGCAATACCAAACACATCAAACATGCCGAAGCTGTTTGGATTATGATGCGTAACGGTGACAGTCATTACCAGCAGATGAAAGCGTATCGTCGTCGCTCTTACTTCTGGAAGTATCGTGCGCATGAAGTCCTGTCGTCTCGCAAACCCGATCAGCGTCTGCGTACTGTAGAGGCAACGTTCGCAACTGACCACTACCCTGACAACACAAAGCCGCGCGGTTATCTGCTTGAGCTTGGTCTGGACGTGGGTGATTATCCACATGATGATCGTTGCAGTTTCTACTATGCGCGTGAACTCTGCTATGCCGTGTGCTACGGTGATCGTGCTGACCTGCTTGATGATGCTCGTCGTGAAGTAGATCGCCTCGCTGGCATTGCTCGCTGGGCTGACTATGTGGCTATCGCTAATATTGAACTGGCGAAAGCGACATTCAAACAGGGATTCACTCAGGAGTCTATCTTTGCGTGTTACCGCGCGATTGCATTCCGCCCTGATCGCGTTGAGTGCTACGGTATGCTCGCTGACATTTTCTATCGCCACAACGATATGATGAATGCGGTGGGCATGGCCATTCAAGGCATCGAAGCGACCAAGCAGAATCCAAAAAGTTTCTTGTTTGACCAGACCTCTATTAATTTAGACCTATGTTACGAAACAGCTTATTGGGGCTGTCGTAATCTCGGTATGGTTGAACCTGCTCTCAACTACCTTGCTCAACTTACCATGCACCGTGGTGAAGATTTGGGTGAAGCAATTCAGAACTCTGGTTTGCTTGCTTACATGCAGCAGCCTGCTACTCAGGAACAAACAAATGACAGTAAAGCGATTGGTGAGATCGACGTCGGGAGTACGCCGACTGGAGAAAACGCCTCAACAGGGGATAGTGAGCAGCGCGGAGCTGACGACTATCAAGTTAGGCGAGTCGTTGACGGCAGCGAACAAAGCCAGCCTGATTAACGCTTTCGAATTGGCCGCGCGTAAAAAGCTCGGCCAGCCTATTAAGCCGGAAGATATTCTGAGCGTGGCGAAACGTACTGTTGTTCCTGCCATCGCTGCGCGTATCTACACAGAGATTGCTAACTCGACCGAGAAGCAGACGTTCATGACTCTTGCGCGTCTGGCTATCGGCCTGTCTGAAATCTACTGTAAGAAGGCTGGCCTGACTGCTGGTTCACAAGGCACTCAGATGCCTGTGATCTTAGGCGGCTACTTCCTTAATCGTGTGCTGGAAGACAGCTCCAGCACTATCGCACAAATCAACGCAATCGAACTTCCTATTGAGCAGAAGTTTGCCGCGCTGTTTGAATCTTTCTGGGGTTCGCTTGATGTTGAAGCAATCAAAGAAAAGATGATGCCACGTTCTGAGTCATCGTCGCGTGTGACCTTCAAAACGCTCAAGGCCTCTGACATTTATAAAGGCACTGAGCAGGTCAGTTATGCGATTAACGCTGGTGGGCGTGTGTGCGGTAAGATTGCGTGGGACAAAGCCTGTGGTGAATGCTCTGATAAATCCACTGGCTGGGTAGTGACGCTGTTTGATGGATTCAATGAAGCTGCCTATCGTTCTGGCCGCAGTCAGAATCCTCATGAGCCGTTCACTGCCGTCCACAAAGGTGAAGTCAAACTTCATAACCCGACGCGTATGACTCTGGCTCTCGCTAAGTCGTGGGCGCGTGGTGCGCTGCGAGGTTAACATGCCGCAATTCTCTTTTGCCTACAACATAGGCGACATTGTTTCTTTCGAAATTCCTTCGGAGCTGTGTTCGCCGTGTATTTTGCGTGGCACTATCAACTCTATCCTTATCGGTAAGGAAGAGGCGATCTATATGATAAGCAGCCGCTACGCCCAGCACCCTGTTTGTGAATCTGCTATAGTTAAACCGATATTCAGCACGAAGTCCTTTGATGTGTTCTACCCAGGCGTCGAAGTATTAGTGAAGACAAAAGAAGGCTTCGAAATTCCCGCATTTGTCGAAAGTGCAGTAATTTCTAATGGCCGCTTACGTTACTGGCTGAACAGCGTTAATGGCCTCGACTGCTTCCAAGCAGATGAAGGTCAGGTGCGTTTAACCAATACGCAGAGCAATATCGACAAATTCCAATAGGGAGTACACGATGGACCAGTCCATTCGCTCCGAGTCGTTTGATACCTCGGACATGGGCCTCGTCGGACTGAACGCGATTGATATGCACAAGGAAGATGTTAGCCGTACAGCTAAGTCTATCCGTGTGGATGCGTCGCGTTTCGGTATTGAGACAGGCTCTTTTAATCTTGACGTGAACGTGTGGCTGCCTAAAGCGGCTGAGATGTATAACACGTCACGCAACATCCGCGACTACATCATCGTGCCTGTTCCGGTAAACATCACTGAATTGCCGAACACGAATGGTGATGCGTTTAGCCTGCAGGAGTGGTTAACGTTCAACCCTGACCAGGGCCGTCTTGCATATCAGACGTTCATTGGTAAGCCGACGTTTATCGAACACAACAACAAAGACTACCGCCAAGCCATGGGCATGATCTTCGACAGTAACTTGTCTAAGCTCAAGAACTTCCGTGGTGATCATGCGCGTCTGACGTTGCTGCTGGCCTTCGACCGTTCTCGTTGCCCTGAGCGCTGTGATCGTATCATGAGCGGTGAACTGAACACGTACAGCAAAGGCACAACCTACCGTGCGTATAAGTGCAGTATCTGTGGTCAGTTGGTTACGCCTAAACATCGTAACTTCTGTTCGCATACGGCGTTCAACAAACCAACGTATCTTGATGCGCGTACTGGCCGATTGGTCTATCGTGATTGCAAGATGCTGACAGGCTTTGAGTGCAGTAGCGTGGACGACCCAGCGTTCGCGTGTGCTGCAACATACAAAGAACATCTGTTAAGGATGGCCTGATGTCACAAGGTTTAGCAATAGCTGACTATTCGTACTATCGCTATCTCGGTCAGGCGGCAATGATCTCAAACGGAGTCCACATGGAACCGCGCGAGGTCATTGGCCTTCTCAAAGTGAACAGCGACCTGTACTACATAGCCCATCCTAAATACGATCAGGCATATGCAATCAGTGGAGAAGACGGTGACAAGCTCATTCAGAACAGTCGCCCATTCACTGCAAAACCTGATGCGCTCTTTAAGCCTGGCTTTGACTTCACTCCTTATGAGGAGAAGCAGAAGAAGCCTGCGCCACCAGCACCAAAACCCAAACCAGTTTCTATTAAGAAAAAGCCTGCACCAGAACCTGAGCCGGAAGCACCTGTTGAGGACTCTGCTGAGGAAGACACACCTGATTCATTAAAGGCTATTCAGCGCCGTGTTGGCGATATGCCTGATTTTGGTAATTTCAAACCACTGCAATATGCCTCAGCAATTTATCCGGGTGGTACGCCAAACAACTACGCCACCAAGCCTGTTAAGAAGTGCGGTAAAGTGCATCTTGAAATAATGGGTATGGATGACCTGCGTGTGCCTGGCGTTACGCTTGAGAAGAACGGCGTTAGTCCTCCTGATTATGTTCTTAAAGACATTCAGGAAAACGTCATGCCTGGCATTGGTCTGAACATAGCACTGCCATTCAAACGTCTGTATGTTGGCCTGTTAAAAGCTAACTCGGATAGTGGTGGTAGCCATATCGCAACGTATCGCGTACACGGCTTCCTGTATGGCGCTATTTCAATCCATCCTGCGCAGTTGGTGCATCTACTTGGTGGCTATAATAGTCTGAGTATGGCTCACGTTATTACTCACGAACTGGCCCATTTTGTGGACCATACGATGATTCGTAACGTTGACCGCATGAAGTTCGATCAGGCTATCAAGGGCAAGAAAATCCATCCAGATTCGCTTAACGCGCGAACCATTAGTTCGGTACCCGCCGAGCACTTCGCAACGCTTGCGGAGCTGATGGTTTGGGGATATAGTCTGCGCAACGTATATACCTTAAATGGTGTTGAAATTGTCTCGAAATACTTCGAAAACAGATATATTCCTCAAACTGACATTGATAGCAGAAAAATTTAAAAATACCTGAATTTTTTCTGCATATTTTAATTTCAACCTGTCGATTCAACGACTAAATTCTATGAGGGTTTTAACCATGCCAAAGATTACCCAACTCGCGGGTATCCTGTGTGTCGGTCAAAACCATAATCAGGCAGTAGAGAATTTTCGCCGCACTGCAACCGGTCAGAACCTGATGATTTATGGTTCTACTGAAGGTGTAGGCTTTGCTTCGCAAAGTGGCGCTGACCTCTACAATCCGAACGGCGGTGAAGAACTGCTGGTGGAGCATCCTGATTTGGTTGAGAAAGCCGAAGTCCAGTCGCAGTCTTCTGCTGGTGATGTGAAAGCTCATTACACCATCTGTCTTGATGGTTGTGGTAGCCACGTTATCTCTGATTCTGCCGCGCTGGTTCAGGGCTGCTGCCCATCGTGCTCTGCTGACCTGTCCGAAATCACCGACGAACGTGTTACTCAGTTCCTGGCCGAATCCGCTTCTGCTGACGAACAGATTGAACACGCTGGTCTGGTTGCTACCGGCGAGACTGCCGAAGCTGCACAACGCAACTTCGCTCTGGCTCTGAGCAACGCACACGCGTTTACCGCACTGTCTGGTACTGGTAGCTTCAACGCTGCTACTACCGTAAACTTCGACCCGTACACCGGCCAGGCCGTTGAGAACTGCGAAGCGCAGGAAGCTCCAGAAGCTATCACTGCTCTGTCCAGCAACGCGGCCAATGGCGAAGTCGAAGCGCACATCTATAGCTGCTCCGCTAACTGCGAACAGCCGTTCACTGTAAGCTCTGATGAAGAGCCTGTGTTCTGTGCGCATTGTTCTGCCGCGCTGGTCGACGAGCCGATTGCATCCCAATCTGGCGACGACGATAGCGACATTGATATTATCGAAGAAGAAGACCTCGAGGACGAAGATGATTCGTCTGATGACGAGGACGAAGACTTCGACTCTGAATCGTCTAACGATGATGAAGATGATATTGATGACGAAGACGACCTCGACGATGAAGATCTGGATGAAGACGATCTGGACGACATTGACGATGAAGATCTGGAAGATGACGAAGACCTGGACGACCTCGAAGAAGAAGACGAGGACGAGGACTTCGATTCAGAATCCAGCTCTGACGACGATCTCGACGAAGAAGACGACATTGACGAGGACGATGAAGACCTCGATGATGAAGACCTCGACGACGAGGAAGAACTGGAAGAAGATGATCTCGACGTCGATGACGAAGATGATTTTGATTCTGAAAGCAAATCCGTCAGCCGCGTCTTCAACAGCCTGTCCACTGCGCAAGCACAACACGGCACGCTTGACCCTCAGCTGGTTAGCCTGAGCCGCGCTGTTGGTAAGCTCGACACTGTACATATGTACTATGACGGCCAGCCGATTGCTCGCGCAACATTCGCTTCTGTGTCTGGTGCAGTTGGCGAAGAAAACGCTGCGAAATCTTTCGCATCTGATAATTTCATCCGTGCAGTATCACACTCGCTTAACAGCGCTGGCGTGACCGGTACTTGTGAAGCATTCGGCTTTATGCCGTATCAGATCGAAATGCCGGTAGATGCACTGCTGGTGGCAGAATCTGACGCACGTATTAGCGAAGCTACTGCGAACGTTACGGGCACTATCGAAGAAGCGACCTCAGCTTACACTGATCGTTTCGTCGCTGCTCTGTCTGCATCCCAGCTGGGCGTTACCAAAAACTTCTGGGGTGATGTGCGTAACCCAATCGTCGAAAGCCTGGTTAGCTCGCTGTCCGCAGCAGGCATCAAAGAACCACGCGCTGTAGTAGAACGCGCATTCATCGCCCACGGCAAAGACTTCCTGACGACCGCGCTGTCAAAAGCGATGGACCTGATGAATAAGTCCGAAGTCGCGCAGAACGAAATCTCTGAGTCTATCGACGCGGCTGCTGGTACTGTTACCGCAGAACGTGCTCCAGTTGTTCAACAGCAAGTTGTAGCCGCGCAGCCTAAAGCTCCGGTCAACGCCGCTGAACTGCTGACTCAGAGCGACGTACCTGTTCAATCCCAGAGTTCAGCTTCCACTGGCTCATTCGAAGATAAGCTGTCCCGTCTGCGCCGCATGTAATTGCGGCCTGCACGACAGTTAATTTTTAATCTCTCTTATTGGAGAAACATCATGCTGTTTCAAAATGCTACCGATATCGTACAGACCCAGGAAGCTGACCTGCTGCCGGGCGAAGTAATCCACGAAGAAGGCGTTGCACTGGTTTGGGCCCGCGAAGGCGGTCACTCTTACCTGCGTCTGTCTACTGGCGCTGCCGAAGAAGTCTTCGCTGGCTTCGCACTGGCTCGCTCTATGCCTCCTTCGCACATGAACCGCGTGGAAGAGTTCGTTATTGACTCTACCAAAAAGTTCACTGCATCTCGCGTACCGACCGCTGGCGCTATGCTGGTTAAAGTCGACGGCGCTAAAGCCGAGCAGGAAGCTACCGCTTCTGCCTCTGCTGCCGGTAAAGTTGGTGTGCAGGGCGCTGACCTGTACTTCCACGCTGACGACGTAGGTAAGAAAGTTCGCATCCAGTATGGTTACGAGCTGACTGTTACCGAAGCGCGTTCTTACACTGCTGACGCCCCTATCGGCGGCCTGGCTTCTAACATCGCTGGTCGTATCGGTTATATCAAACTGGGTAACATCGCTACCTCTATGTTTGACCCGACTGCTGACTGGTCTGCTGACAACGTGATGCACCCGAGCCTGGGTCCGGACGGCCTGCTGACTATCGGCGGTGCTGGTACCGAGCTGAAAGGCTGCATCATCAAAGAAGCGCCTACTTCTGAGCGCGGCTTCCTTGTCATCGAAATGTCTTCCTCTTACGGCGCCTAATCGTCGCGCACCGTAACTGTTTGAACTGAAACTACGAGATTATTCTCAGGAGCAACTAATGAACAATTCCTTAATGCGCGGCGCTAAAGTAACTCTGCGTAACGGTGCCCCAATCGAAGACCTGCGCTTCGGTGGTAAAGGCGATCTGGCTCTGAGTGAGAGCACCGGCGAAATCAACGCCTACTCGAACAAAGACCTCCTGCGTAACATCAGCCGTCTGATGGAAGAAGCTGCCAACGGCAACATCGTTCACTCACACTCCGGCGCTCAGAACGGTCTGACCGACGCTGAGAAAGTTGAGCTGATTCAGGAAGCTGTTGCTGATAGCAGCGGCGAGAAGTGGGCTTCTCTGGGTGCTTCTATCGTTGCATCTATCGAAGACCGTGCTGAACGTGCGGGCCTGCTGCGCAAAGTTTGTAAAGGCGCTACCGTTCGTCAGGGCGACATTGCTCGTATCGAACTGAAAATCCACCAGGCAGAAGCTGTAATCGCGACCGGTCCTACTGACTTCGGTTACCGTCAATTCCGCGGCCGTGTTTACACGCCTGCTGAGTTCGAACTGAAATCTAACATTCGTGTTAGCAAAATGGACCTGGACCAAATCAACGGCGATCTGCTGGACCGCGCTCAACAGGACGGCCTGTCTTCTATCATGGTTGCAGAAGACCGTCTGTGGAAACGCGCTTGTGACCAGGCAGTCGGTGTTGCTAACCCGATCACCTGGGTTCACGGTGACCTGACTCCGCGTCTGCTGTCTACTCTGAAAAATTCTGTGTCTTCATGGCCGCTGCCTGTTAGCACCGCTGTGATGGCGCAGGACTACTGGAACGATATCGTTGGTAACGATCAGTTCTCCTCTGCTCTGGACCCGGTAAGCAAATACGACCTGATCACCACTGGTCGCCTGGGTACCCTGCTGGGTATGGAACTGGTAACTGACGGCTTCCGCGCTCCGGAACACCGCGTACTGCACGACGGCGAACTGTACGTTCTGGCCGACCAGGACTACCACGCAGTGTACACCACTCGTGGCGGCACCCAGTCTACCCCGACTTCCGGTGCGAACCAGGGTAACACCGACCGCGGCTGGCTGCTGTCTAGCACCTTCTCCTTCACTCTGGCGAACGTGCGCTCTGTAGCTAAAGCTGTTCGTGGTTAACGATTGATTGCCGAGGGTGGCTTATGCTGCCCTCACTACTGAGGACCAAGCATGAAGACTTTATCTGGTTCCTTAGCTGCACTGGCAATCGTCGCGGCGCGTGAAGGACAGTGGACTGACGTTGCGCGTTTGCTCTCGCAAGCTGCGTATGCGCCGGACGCTGAGGACTTTCTCGAATGCGAACTCGCGGATAACTTCCAGGCTTCTTGCTTGGTAAACTCTGTGAGCAACGCGTCTGGACTGAACGAATCCGTCGCTGCGTTATCCGCTGCTTTAGAGCTTAATGCCGAGGAAGAAACAGCCGTGTCGTTGTGCGACGACGAAGTTATCAGCCTTAACTCTGATAGCGACGAAGAAGACGAATTTGAGGACGAGCTTAGTGATGAAGAAGAGGACGATGCAGATGATGCAATCGAATCCGATTCATCCGCCCCTTCCTCATTGATTCGTTTACGACTCGACTAACACCCGATTAAGGGTAACCAAAAGGGTGGCTTCGGCCGCCCTTTTTTCGTATCTGGAGCAAGAAAATGAGCGCTAACCTTGCAGGTATGCTCAAGAACAGTACGTCACTGAAAGCTACCTTGTTTGGCTTTCAACGTCAGTTCCGCCAAGGGTTCAACTTAAAGCGTTTTGTTTGGTCTGTGCATAACAACCCGAAACAGGGTATTCGTGCAACGAACAATCAAAGCACTGACTATCCGTATGGATGGTTCAAGTTGCCTACAATGGCATTCAACCGTGACGAGTCTGTTCCGATCAAGAACATTGCACGACACGGCTCAGGCTGGGCATTAGGCAACGATGATACTAACGCCATCGTTGTGACGAACTACTACTTTCCTGTGACACTCACTGGTTCGTTGTTCGTTAAGTTCATGAACATCGACGATGCCTTGCTGTTTGTGCAGCAGGCTCTTATCGCAGGCCTGACTGATCTCATGAGCTTCTCTATCGAGATGCCTACCGCCAAATGGACTGTGCGTGTTAAACTCGATGACTCTATCCCTCTGCCTAACATTGATGACCTCGATGACGGCAGCACACCAGGTAGCTTCGAGCTTGAGATCCCAATTACGATTCATACCAAGATTGGTTTTAATATGGAGCAGGCGAAGATCAACAACTACGGTGAAATCACTGATAACGTTGAGATCGATATGGACTTAGGTCCTCGCGCCAACGCTGTCGAAGACGAGGAGGAAGTAGACTAATGTACACACGCGAGAAGTATCGTAAGCTGGATCGTACTCTGGTCATTGATAGTCGTGTACGTGCTGTCACTTCTAACCAGAACTCTATCCTAAAACGACAATCACACGCTGTGGGTATTCCCCTCTGTGGTGAATATCAGATGCAGAGTATCATCGTCGGCCCTAAAGGATATGCGCTGCCTGAGATTAAAGGTCTGCTGTACATTGATACCGCAGAGCCTATCATTCTCCAGTTCGCTGGTGGTCAAATGATTATCGAAGGGCAATTCACCCTGACAGGAAAGATGGCACAATCCGTTCTGGTAAGTGACGTGGATCAGCGAGTTAATCTGGTTTGCTATTGAGTTCTCGCTAATTTCATACAGTCGTTACACGATGCCCATTCTTATGGAGATTCACGATGTTACAACCTAATCACCCCTCTCCGGGGGTCTATTCGCAGGAGAATGATCGCAGCAACCAAGCGTCACTTGTGCAGTACGGCATGTGTACTCTGGTTCTGCCATTCCCTCGCGGACCTGTGGGTGTTAACACAACTGTTACCTCTAAGGATGAGATCGACGCAATTTTTGGTCCAGCAACGGGGCAGTACGCTAACAACGTCCAGAACGCAAAACTTCTGATGACGAAAGCAACCAAGCTGAACATTACGCGTGTCGCTCTCTCCGTGAAATACGCAGGTGTGTATATCACAACTTATAACAACTTCGCCACCTGCCGCCCTCTGGGTGACGCTGGACTTGTAGACCCTGAGCAGATTGCCTTCTCTGATCGTGATATTTGTTTGGTCTATGCAATGTCTCAGTACGCAGCGGCGAACGATATGTACATCACGTTTGAACCTGACGTGACTGATGCGCTGGGCATTAAGTCCATCATCAAAGTGTACCGTATCGGTTATCTGACTCCTCTTGAGTCTCATACCGTGACTACGCGCTACTACAAAGACGAAGCGGGCAATCAGTTCTTCCTCGAAGACGTGATCAACGTTAACTCCAAGTACATCCGCGTTAAGCTGAACGAAAACCACTATAAGCTGCTGGAAGACCCGAACTATGTGGTTATCAACTCCATCGGCGGTGGCCCGGCTGACCCAACGAACCCGACTGCTCCTAATGGTCAGTTCACTGGCGGTAGCGACGGCGCTGTTATCGACGTAGATCATTCTGATGCGACTATCGCTAACCAGAGTCTGTCTGCTGTGTTGACTGCGTGGGATAACTACCGAGACTGGGAAGACGTTCAGGCAGGCATTCTGTGTGCTGGTGGCCTTGAGCATCCTGTGATTGCGAACAAGATCGATGAACTGGCTGAGAGCCGCATGGACTGTATCGCTACTCACGGCGTCCCTGTCAGCCTGCAAGCGCGTGACAATGCTGTGGCGTATCGCCGTGGCAACAAACCGTATCAGCAAGCAGAGTTCTCCATCATTGGTTCTTGGTCGGCTATCTCGAATGCTGACGTTAAGGCCCGTGACAACGACAATGCGCGTGACTACTACGTGCCTGCATCTGTCTGTATGGCATACTGCATGTTGACTGCCGACCAAGTAGCATCGTGGTTAGCACCAGGCGGTCTGAATCGTGGTAAGCTGGACTTCGCTACTGACGTGCGCTATCGCTTTAAACAAGGCGACCGCGACGTTCTGGTAGACAACCAGATTAACCCGATTGCTGTATTCGACGGCGAAGGCATCTTCATGTGGGGTGCTGATACAACGTACACCACTAAGAGCCCGCTGCAGGATATCGGTATTCGTCGCCTGTTGGCAATGCTTCATGCTTCTGCTCGTGCAAACAACCTGAGTGCCGTGTTCGAACCGAACGATGACATTCTGAAACAGCGCCAGAAGTCTGCGATGGAAGCAATCCTCGAACCGATTAAGACCGGTCGTGGTTTGCGTTGGTATGCAGTCCAGTGTGACTACAAGAACAACACCGCAGAAGACGAAGCGCGTGGCGATCTGATCATCGACGTGTTCCTTGACCCGACTCGCTACACTAAACGCATTCACGTAACTGCTATCGTACCGCCTGTCGGTGATATTCAGTACGCGCTGCAACTGATTAACTCTGGTGCACTCTAAGGAGCTTTTAGATGCCAAAGGTAACTCTTGACGAATTTGCGTCTACGAAAGATCCGTTACTCGATGACAACTTCGAGTTCCTGATCCCTAACCCGCCTGTCGGTGGTACGGACTATGCGCGTACTCTGCGTCTGTTCTGTAAGACTGGCGTTAAGCCTGGTTCAACGCTCGAAGAAGTTCTGAAAGAAGCGTTCGGCCACCAGCTTAACTACGCTGGCCGTAAGATCTTCTCTCACGCTCTGTCCACTGAGTACAACGAAAACTCAGAGATGGCCGTGTACAAACAACTGGAAGAGTGGCACCAGTTTGTGCGTAACACTCAAACCCAGCTGGGCGCACGTAAGGCAGACTACGCAACGAAAGGAATCTTCCGTATCTTCGATATGGACGGTTCTGTAGTTGCTGAGTACAACATCTACGGTGTGTGGCCGAAACAGGTTCCTGATTTGCAGTTCTCTGGTGCTGCACAGGCTGTTCCGGTATCAATCGAATGGTCCTTCGACTACGCCGAACTCGCATCGTAAGAAACACAAGGGCCAAGATTCGTTCTGGCCCTTTTTCGTTTTGGAGAGACTATGCTTATTCTACTGAGCGAAAGCGCACGTAAGACACCTGCCGTAGGTATTCAAGACTGCGACTGGTATCGCTTCGAAGGTAAGCGCAAGGTAAGCATTGAGAACAAGGAGCATGAAGCCGATATCGAGGAAAAAGATGTATTCGGTATCTTGGCTGCAAAGCGCAACAAGTTCTATGTGCTGCATAAGGATGACCCGTCAGTAGTGTTTGAAGTCGATGCGCCTACAGCACGTTCGTTGCTTGGCCGCAGTCGTCCGTTCACTGGTACAGTGTCCGGCATTCGCATTAAGAAGGCGAGTGACAAGAATACTCCAGCGCGTGAGAAACTTCCTGCTGCACCGAAAGAACCACAACCAAAGAAACCATTCAAAGCTGTTCCTGGCTCTAAAGCAGAGAACACGAAGCTGACTCAAGAGCTACGTAAGGCCAAGTTTAAGAACGCTGGTCGTATTGAGTTCCTTGCTCGAATCCCAATGCCAACTGGCGGAACGTATAACTACTACGACGCGTCAGAAACGTTTGATGGCTACAAAGCCAATCAGCGTGACAAGTGGGAAACGGACTACGAGAAAGCAGTCGTTAAGCAGATTGAGAGTGGTGGCTATCTGGTTGGTGCTACGTTCCTCAAGTTCGACGATGCCGTTAGGCCTGTGCTTGTTATTGTAGAGGACTAATCATGCCGCTGCCGACGCTTGATGACCTGAATGATTCTTCTGCTCCTGGCCTTGACGATCCCTTCATGCAAGACAAGTGGCGTGTGCGAGAATTTCCTGTTATTGGTAATATATCGTTAAGCCCGTTCGCGTGTGAAGAAGTAGACTTGCCATTCTCCGTCTATCAATCGAAATCAAAAGAAGTGGCCACGGTGCAAATCAACTGGCCACATGGTTCGAGCGTTGACGGATTCAGTCTGCTATTTGGTATCGACCAGAAGCTCGCAGTGATGAAATATTTCAATGCGTGGCAGAGTCTGATTCAGAATCCGTACACGGGTGGCTTCCGTCTGCCGTCTGTGTATAAGAAAAACCTTATCATTGAGCTATACGACAACCAAGGGCAAATGGTTGGCGAACAACAGCTACGCAACTGCTGGCCTATCGGTGGTCAAAGCATTCAGCTTAACGGCACCGGCGGTAGAGGCATGTGGTCTGTGCAAATGGCTCTTGATGTTTCCCGACCAATGATGTGAGATAACAACTATGGAAATTCAAACAGCGAGTTTACCTTCTCGTGGCTATAAGGCTGAACTGCCTACAGCTTTTGAGATGCGTCGTTTCGGCGGTAAAGAGAACCGTGCTATTGCTAAGGCTATTGATGCAAAGGATATGAAGTACATCCTGCTCGATGCTCTGGCGCCGTGTCTCAATATCAAACTCGAAGAACTGACCGTGCCTGATGCGTTTGCTTTGGTCTTCCAGCAGCGTATGTGGATGAACACTGTTATGCCACTGCGTACATACTGGAACTGCAAGAAGCCGCTGTTTGAATATTCCGACGGCATTGTGAATGAGTTGCGTCCTGAAGGTGGCGTTATCAATACGTTCCCTTGCGATGCAAACAACGTTGGCGTGATTGATGAAACGTCAATGACCATCGCAATGCTTAACGCAGAGCACGAACACTTTGACCTTCCTCGTATGCGTCACTATGAACGTGCATCGGAAGATATGTTTAGCTGGCACGTAGCTCACATGGGTCGTAACTTCGATGCCAACGTAGCACGTCTGGAAGAACAGTCCGACCTAACTCTCTGGCTTGAACTGTCTGAGTGGGTACGTGCTTCCCGCCATGGACTGCTGACTGATATTGAACTTCTGTGCCCGCACTGCCAACGCCGCAGCACACGCGCATGGGATCTTAACCCAGCGGTCTTTGTCAACTAATGTTAGAGATCTATCTCCCTTCAGGCAGGTCAGATTGTCGTATCAGCCAAATAACGGCAGATGCAATGTCGAGTCTGTTTAACGCGCAGAAACACAAACTGCCTGAACTCTTTGTTGATACGTTGCAGCGATTCACCAACGTGAAGGTCAGAGAGATGTACCTCGAAGACTTCCGCTATATGCTGGCAATGTTCGACAGAAATAGTTGGCCGCAATCGCATCGTCTGTATGAATGGCGATGCACCACGCCCTTCTTTGTTGATATGCGTGGTGAGCGTTACTACGATAGGCCAAGAGGCTGCAAGTTCGTTGAAGTAGACTGCGGCCTGCTCAACACCGAAGAAGTCATGCGACAAAGAATAGTTCAGCACAAATGGCGCGACCTTCCAAAGGGCTTGCGCCATCCTACTGTTCAGCGTTGGATTGATGCAGAGTTGCTGGCTGAGCATGAGAACCGTACTCAGGTAATGAACGCGATGTATATCGACAGCGATATTCCTCTTGCGCAGACACTTGAGTATGCAGACCCAATCGAACTGCTTAACGCCAGTAACTACGTGTATGTGAGTTGCGAACTGGAGACCACCCACAAGTGCAACCGTTGCTTCCGTACATACACCTACAAAAGTCCAATTGATATTCTCGGCTACTTCCGTGTGTTCTCTGACACGTCAATGATGAACATGACGCTTGACCTCGCCAGCGCCAAGAACATCTACGTGCCAGACGATATAACGATCAACAAATTGCTTTACTGGCATAGTGCTTATGTTCACGATAAGAACAAAGCCGAAGAACAGCGAGCACTTGCGTTAGCAGCGCAGAGAGGCCGTAGAGGTGGATAATGGCTAAGCCACAAGAAAAAGAGTTGTCCGCACTCGAACTAATGATCGAACATGCGGACAGCGTTAGTCCTTCTGTAGCGGGTATGCCTAAAGCTCGTCGCAAACGTAAGGCTGCGAATGATTATCCTACGCAGGCTGATTACGAACGCGATTACGACCCAGAGATGTACGAAGAAGAAGTTGTCTACGTCGGTCCTGGATCAAGAGCGAAGAACCGTGCAGCGAAAGCTATGCGCGAGAAGATGGCCAATCAGCGTGTGCGCTATGTCAATGATAGCGAAGCGATACCAACATCTCCTCGTCCTGTAGCACAACAACCTAATTCCCGCGAAGTAGAGTCAGCACTCGAAGACCTGTTCATTGCAGGCGAGAAGTCTGGTGACGATATTGTTAAGGCAATCAAAGAAGGCAATGCAGTCTCTACCAAGACGCAGAAAGCTCTCGAAGATTGGCTTGAGTGGGAAAAGCGCGAGGCATTCAAAGAGAAGAATCGCGCTAAGTCAGATCCACATGGACAACAGCCTGGTGCTGGTGGTCCTAACACGGGTGCTAATGATGACGACAACGGCCCGGATAATGATAGCGGTAGTGATCTCGGTGATTCTGGTAACGATAATCGTCGTCGCCGTACCGGTCGTCGTAATCGCCGTGGCAGACGTTACGGTAGAGGCGCCGGTAATCGTAGAGGACCCGGACGCAATCTCCCACGTTCTCGCTTCCCGCGACTGAGAGGCAAAGCTGGTGCGTTAATGGCACTGGTTGGTATTGGTGCTGCAACTGCTGGTGGCTTGTGGTTGAAAGAAAGATCACAAGAGAAGTTTGAGCAGGACAACGCAGAGAACTCTGGTGCAGGTATGCCAGAAGCTCCGGCCCAGCCTCAGCCTGTAGCACAGCCCCAAGAAGTTCAACGTGCCGAAGAAGCTGCTAAGGGTGATACGCCTCAGCCTCCTTCACAAGCACAAGATGCTGCTGTAGCTGGCGCTTCAATGTTGCTGGCTGGTGCGTCTAAGAAGATTCCTGTCATCGGTCCTGCTTTAGGTAACAGTATCGGCCTTGCGAATGATATGCAGCACATCGACGCAGACGAAACTCTTACTGACGCTGAGAAGGCGCACGAGAAGAAGAAAGCGACTGGCGGAGCTATTGGCGGTACTGCTGGTGGTACAACAGGCGCTATTGCTGGTGCGTGGATTGGCGGTACGCTGGGTTCAGTTGTTCCTGTCGTTGGTACCGCTGCCGGTGCTGCTCTTGGCAGTCTGTTGGGGGGCATCTTGGGTGACTACTTCGGTAACTCTGTCGGCGAATACGTTGCTGACAAGATAACTGATGAAACCGACACGATGCTTGCTGACGGCGAGAAAGACCGTAAAGAGAAGATGGAGGATTACAACAAGACCACTGACGAGAACGAGAACAAGTCCAAGTTCCCGCAGCCCACTGTCTCACCTTTCAGCTTTATGGGTATGATGGGAATGGGTGCTGGTGTCGGAGGCGGTGGTGGTCAGTATCAAGGACCGATGCGAGCGCAGCCTGCCAAGCGATATGACAGCAAACAGGTAACTGATATTGCCAACAAAGCGATTGCTGAGGGCGGTCTTGGTTCTGTTAGTGAGCAGTTCGAGTCTGGTGGTCGAGGCGTCAGCACTGTATCTACTGGTAAAGGTGACTACGGCGGTGTGTCGTATGGTAAGCACCAGCTAGCCACAAACAACGGCAGTATGATGAACTTCCTGAACAGCCCTGAAGGTAAACCGTTCTTAGAACGCTTCGGTGGCCTTGCTCCGGGAACGTCTCAGTTCAACTCCGTATATAAAGATGTGGCAAACACTCAGGGTGAGGCTTTTGATAAAGCGCAGTCTGACTATATCACGCGTACTCACTATGCGCCGCTTGCTGCGAAGATGCAGAACGAAGTAGGTGTTGACCTGACGAAGCGTGGTGCAGGTGTTAAAGAGCTGATGTATAGCACGGCCGTTCAGTACGGAGCAGGCACCAGCGTTATCTCGAATGCGCTGCAAGGCAAAGACGTTAACAGCATGTCCGACGATGAACTGATTAAGACCATCCAGGATTATAAAGCTGCAACGACTGACAAATACTTCAAGTCCTCTGATGCTCAGACAAGGCAGTCCGTTGCCACGCGAGCGCAGAACGAGAAGGACGTATTGCTCAAGGTAGCTGAGGCAGATCGTCAGAAGAAAGCTGTAAATACTCCTAAGCCGGCTGAAACGGAAGCGGAGCAGGATGCACGTATTGCTGCTCGATTCCCAGACCTGCCTAAGGGTGAACCTCAGACGTATTCTGAAACTGATCCCAATTCGCTGCCTGACTTCACAGGTAGAGGACCTGTAGCACCTAAGTCCTCACCAGAAGAGCATGAGCGTCGCTTGAATGACCTTGTTGCCGCGGCTGCACCTGATGTTAAACGCATTGAGCCTACAGTCAAGCCGGAAGAAACTGTTGCGAGACAGCCACTCGTTACTGAGGGTGATATTGCTCGTACAGAAGCACCTGCTCCGCCACCACCAGCTCAAGCACCTGCGCCTGAGATGCCGAAAGGTGGCGCTGTGTCTCGTCCAAGCTCTAGCGGTTCAAGCAACGCAAGTCCTAGTAACTCACATTCGCTCGACTCAATTCCAGTGTTTATGGATGATCCGATGATGAACATGATTACTATGGGCTACATGTGATAAGGAGTTTGTGTGGCTAACTATTTAATGCCTGCCGATGGTGGGCAAGCCACTGCTGTAGGTAGCACACGGTCGCGTGACGATATTATCTCTGTCGATAACATGTATCGTGTGAAGATCTACAACAAGAGTGGTACAATCAAGTTCACTGGTTTCATTCCACCAGACTTCTCGTTCAGCCTGTCTTCTCAGTGGGACGCACCATTTGCTAACACTTCACTTGCTGACGTTGCCGCTAAAGGCGGTGATGCTCTGTCAACTGTAGGTGGTAAGTTGGGTGCCGCCGGTGCATTCATCGGCAACAATGCTGGTGCAATGGATAAAGCGCTGCGATTCGCTGGCGCCAGTTCTATGCACAAGTTGGCGAGTGCTCGCGTATGGGGAGGTCCGAGTTATCTATCAATCGACCTTCCTATCTTCGTCGATGCCTACTCTGACACTAAAAGCGAAGTTGTTGATACGACCATCAACCTGCTGTCGCTATGTGCACCTTCTGAGAACGGCGGCCTGTTGATGCCTCCTGGCCCAAGCCCGTTAAAATCAGTCAGTATGGAAACACTCACACTGGCTGCTGGTGGCGGGGGTGCTGATGCGGCTAACGCTGCAATAGGTAACATCTTAGAGGACAGCGAGGCGTTCTTCGTTGATATTGGTAATTTCTTCTCCATGAGTCCGTGTGTTGTTGATAGCGTGAGCGCTAACTTCGATAACGTGTGGGAAGATGGTACTGGTAACCCTATCAGCGTGGACTTCATCCTGCAGGTCAGTAGCTACTTTGCTGTAACGCGAGAGGACTTGAAGAAATGGCTGAAACAATAGGCGTGATCGACAAGTGGGGAATTGACCCTCTAAGTATGAAGGTGTTTGAGGATGCAGACACGGCGCTGTATACCACGCCAACTCGAATCGACGCCTCAATGGAGGGCAATCCTCAACTATTGTCGCACATTACATACGGCTCGAACGCTAACTGGGTGTTGTTGCTTATTGCGAACGCTCTGCTTCATCCATCTGAGATGCAGGCAGGGATGCTCATGGCGATACCTCAGAAGCGTCCGAGTTCTGCTATCAAGAAAGTTAAGAGGACGCAAATCTAATGGCAATGGTTAACGGCAAAATCGTAGGCGCTAAGGCAAAGAAGATCAAAGACAGTTTGAAAAAGAAGTCTAAGCCTCTTACCGAGAAAGACACTGAACTCAAGCGTCCTAAGGAAAAGAAAGCCAAGAAAGAAGAGAAGCCGCAAAAGGCCAAGAAGAAAACTCGTGTAGAGACTTCTGAGCCTGAGCTGTTTCGTATTCAGATTGGCGCACATGGCTTCCTGTCTGTAGATCTCGTCAATGACGATGCCGGTAACCGTGTCGTGGAAGTGCGTAAGTGGTACAACACCAAGAACGATTCTGAAATCAAGCCCGGTCGTGGTGGCTTTAACATGCAAGCGAAGTCTGCCGATATTAAGCTGCTCGCTGCGAAGCTGAAAGCCATTGCGATTGAGCTTGACGCTGAGGGTTAATCATGTCTGATCAAGCTACTTCTGGTGGCGTAAAGGATCAAGGTTACTTCGGTATTCTGTTAGACGGCAAAGCACCGCCGTCTATGCCTAACCTTATCCGCTCCGTTCATGTGTACGAAAACACATTTGCATTGCCCTGCGCTCTGATCATATTCTCTGACCAGACGAACGTATTACGATCCACTCACGCGATTGTAGACGGCACGAAGATAACAATGGTGATGGGTCCTGATCAGGAGTCAGCGTCTACGCTTACGTTCTCTGTCTATGCAGTCAGGGAGTACGGTGAAGGCGGAACACCAATGCTTAACGTGTTGTGTATTCTCGACGCTCCCGCCTTCATCTTCGATACGCGTAGCTTTAGCATTCGCGGAACCTCCATTGACGCTCTGAAACAAGTTGCCTCGTTCGGTGGCTTAACGCCTGACTTCGGTGATGTGCAAACGTCGGATATCATGAACTGGGTATCTGCAACGTGCTCGCCTAAGAAGTTTGCGCATGAGATCGAACAGCATATGTGGATCTCGGAAGAAGCGTTGCCGAAGATGTTCATTACGGCAGACAAGCGCATGGTCGTGCGTGACATAAACAAACTCTTTGACGAAGACCCTAAGGCGTACTGGCTGTTCAACCATAAGCCTATTGGCGAATCTCCTCTGTACAATCTGCATGAGTTCCGTCCGAAGTCAATGAGTGGTATCTTTAACGGTATGTCCAACTACGGTGAGAAGCTGTTGTGGACTGATTCGAGTGGCAAGACGAATGAGCTTGCAACCGTTACCGTTAAGAGCCGCGATCCTCTGAACATTAACAGCGACGTTCGTGGTGATATTGCTGGGACACGTAAAGCGTATGCCAGGCCCACCAACGATATAAACATCCATGACAAGTACATGCAGGCATACTACTCGAACAAACGTCAGTCTATGGCGTATACCGAGACTGCTCGCGCTCTTGTTCTTGGCGGCTGCCCTGAGGTAGACCTGTTTGATATTGTTGACGTATCTGCTGGTGTGATAAACGGTAAGCGTGAAGTTGAGACTGACATTAAGCTGTCAGGCAAGTGGCTTGTGATTGGTCGTACACGCGTTTACGTTGGTGGCATGTACAGTGAAGCCTTCCTGCTGAGTCGCAACTTTACTCCTGTTGAAGGCACGTCAAACATTGGTGGTGGCTCAAACATCATTCAAACGCCATTGTCCACTGTTGCGAATATTCTGCGTCCATTCCAGATCAACTCGAACATCAAACAGGCGCTCGATGGCTCGAACCCTATCGACTGGCTAGCGCAGACACATAGCCTACAGCTTGACGTTATGCTCGACCAGTTCCAGACTGATAGTGAGATGTTCAAGTTCCCTGAGCTGGCGGCGAAGTATGGCGAAGGCGCTGACTATCTGAATAGCCTGATGCAAGAGTTCAACATGGCCAAGTATCTTACTGGCATCTGTAACGCTCTGAACAGTCTGGAGAAGCTGAGTGTCAATCTGGCAATCAACTACAAAGGCAGCATACTTGGTGCGCTTGCCTCGCGTATTGATAGCATGGAAAACATGCTCGGTGGTTTCACTAATGACGTGAACGGCCTGATAGCTAACGGTGATATTCCTGCTGAGTATCTCGACGGTCCTCAGATCAACCAGCGCTGTGTCAGTAACAGACTGGAGGACATGAACCGTATGCTCGATGACGCTCTGCCTGATAAGTGTCTCGACGCGTTCTCTATTAGCAAGCTGCTTGGACCAAGCACCAACCTTGCACAACTCATTCGTCAACAGGAAGAGAACCTGCGTAACTTCCTGTGTTCTCTAGGCGACGGTACTGTTGATGGCTCTGGTAAGAATGGTACGCCTGACGGTGAGAAACTTGAAATGTATTTACCACGGGTGAACAAATGATTCCACTCAATACAGTTAACTCAAAGAAAGGCATCGACCCGCAGATGGTGTATGAGGCTATCGTTATCGACAATAACGACCCTCAGAAAATCTGCCAGATTCGTGCGCGTATTATGGGTCTGACTGATGATATTCCTGACGAGTCTATTCCGTGGATTCGCCCGGCTGTTGGTCATCTGGAAGGACTCAAAGGTGGGAGTCAAGGTGTTGTATTTGGCGCTCAGTTCATTCCTACTCGCGGAGGTAAGGTCGGCGTTAAATTTCCTACTGGTCAGTTGCATGAAGGTATCTATACTACTGACGTGCGCATGACGCAAGCCGACATGTTGCCTGAGTTTCAGGTGAACTATCCACATCGCATGGGTATTCGTCTGTCCACCGGTACCCAGCTTATCATTGATCGTATGACCAACGAACACTTCCTCGTGACGTCTGGTGATTTTCACATGACGATTATGGGCGACGTTAACCAAACGATTGTTGGCAACCAACAGCTTATCATCACAGGCACGAAGAATGATATTCCGGACTACATTCTGAATGACCCAACAATGACGCCTAAGAATCTCAAGCCTGACCCCAAGAAGCGTATCAAGTTTAAAGGTACTGCGAAGGGTGATGGTGGTAATCAGTACACCAAGATTACAGGCAACCAGACTGTTGAGATTGGCGGTAGCCGCAAGGTCACTGTTAAAGGCGATGACGTGCTTGATGTGAAAGGTGCTGTTAGCATTGAAGCAGGTCAAGATGTATCTGTAAATGGACAGACAATCAACCTGAACTAAAGGACGCATTATGCGCACCGTGTTACAACGTGTAATGAACTTCGCTTATTTGGACGGCGGAGTTCCTCGTGTCGTTACTGCTCGTGTTATGATTCAGCACCCGTTGGGCCTGCAGGGCAGCGCACTTCACGTCATGTCCAACATCGCTATGCAACGCACCAAAATCTTCTTCATTAACGACGAAGACGTTGAGATGCAGGGCGGTACTCTTGTTACCGATCACATTAGCTGGAAATTTGATGAACGCAGCATTACAGCCATACCGCGCGCCAAGAAAAACCCGACCAACTTTAGTTGCATCTGTTGTGCGATGGCTGACTACTTTGAACGCTGTATGCAAATCTGGCTGCGAAACCGCCGTGATGCGATTGATTACATTACGGTGGACGTTGTTGTTGCTGATCATGAAGATGCACACTACATCGAAGAGATCAAGCCTGAGCTGGGATGCAACTTTTTCGAAGCGTCTGTCTTTGTGCTGGAAACCTCTTCCCGTACGTGGCATAACATGGGTGTGTTCATTACTGATAAGCAGCGCTTTTCTGACCATACCATCTTTCTTGCGGAAAAGGGACGCGATACCGTCAGTTCATCACATCTGCAAATCGACGTCGCAACTTTTGATCCTTACGGCAGCCCTGGTGATAACGGCAGTCTCTATAACGTCCTCGGCGATTTCACTGATAAGTTCGGTATTTTCAATGGTGTCCTTCTGATTAAGGAGAACACTAAATGACGTTCGATATTTGGTGTGGTGCTGTGCCGTCTGTTGCAGAAGCTCAACATATCTACGAACTGATGGGCAGAACAATGAAGAAAGTTGGTAAGCCTTTCTTTGCTCATATGCTCGTTATTTCTGGTCCTGCCGCTACTGACGCTTTTGATGCGCTGTCTCATGCGGGCTGCAATGTATCAAAGAAACCGACCAAGCATCGTGTTAAACATGCTGTCGTAATCTCTGGCCCTGCTCCGCGTGATTTTATGCAGAATCGCAAGCAAGTGCTTAACTGTCCGCACGACTGACGCTAATTTAGCTGAGACTATCGTATAAGGAGACGTCCATGCTTTCGCTATCTCAAGCGTGGGGCACAAAGTTTTTCCCCACTGCTGTTGAGCCTGAAGCGCTCACAACTCTTATCTTTGCCTCGGCTATGAATCTGACTGGCGCTCGCTCTCTTTCTGAGTCTGCGGTAGAACAGAACTGTCACCGTGCTGCGCAAGTAGCCCGACCGTTTGCAGAAGCAGCCGAGTTTATTCAGCGAGTCTACAACAAACATCCTGACTATCAGATCGTTGTTCTGGGTCAAGGTGGTATGGCATCGCACTGCGTTGTAGCTGACGCAGAGGGCCAAATTGTGTTTGACACGTTTGAGTCCTGCCGTCTACAATACTTCCCTGGCTGTATGTACAGCTATAGTTTAGGTGCCGCCGGTTCAAATGAAGTCTCTGTGCAAGCCCGTGCAACTCTGTTTGATGCCTACAGAACGTTGCAAGATCAGGGCCTGTGGAAAGACAATGCCGGTAGCTGGGATGTTGACCTGCCACGGGGACTCGATTCATTATGATGATCAACGTATCATTGTCTGCTAAACTGCCAAGCGAGAAGAAACCTCGCAAACAGTCGGGCGTTATTCCATACAGAAAAAGAAGTGATGGTACGATTGAGCTGTTGTTGATTCGTACCACTCACGCTGGTAACTGGGGTCTGCCGAAAGGCGGGGTGGAGAAGGGAATGACTCCACTGGACAGTGCTCTGAAAGAGGCCATGGAAGAAGCTGGTGTCCTCGGTAAGCCAAAAGACTTCGTAGACATTATGCGCTACGTCAAAGGCAAGACCGGCCGTGAGCAACACGTTGAATGGTACGTCATGAAGGTCAAGACTATGCTGACCGAGTACGACGAAGCCTTGACGCGTGAACGCAAATGGTTCAAAGCGGATAAGGCTCTGCGTAAATTGGATAAGAAACTTCGTCCTATCGTAGAGCAAGCCCTGGACATTATCGACTCGTATGGCCTATAAGCGGCGCAAAGCTGAACCCATTCAGACCGCTGTATTTAAATCAATGAGCCGTCCTGATAAGACGGCCTTTCTTACCGAAGCTGCACAACGCTACTGGATTGACAAACGCTATTCATGCCACGTTGAACTTGGGCTGATTAAGCACGGTAACTTAAGGGCTGACGTGTTCTGCCTGAATACCAAATGCGATATGATTATCACTGAGGTAAAGAGTTGCTGGGCTGACTTCAATACCGATAAGAAGTGGCACAAGTATTTGCCTTTCTGTATGCGTATGTACTTCATCATTGATGAACGGCTGTTTGAATCTCATGGCGATAAAATCATTGGCCGTATCAAGGACCTTGGTTGCGGTTTGATTGTCGTGAATAAGTTCGGCTCTGCATTTGTCAGAAGCAATGCCAAGCGAAAGACAATGAAGAACGAAATCGTGGCGAAGTTGCTCATTAAGGCCGCATGGCGTGGTGGGCGATTTGCCTAAGGAATCGCATTATGAAACCAACCTATGTTTTAATCGAAGGCGGCGAAGGCGGTGGTAAGTCTACCGTATGTACTGCTCTTTCTGAAATACTGACGCAGCGTGGCATTAATACTTTGCGCTTACGTGAGCCGGGCGGTACGCCGTTAGCTGAACACATTCGTGATGTTCTGCTATCCAATTCAAATCCTCTTAATGAGGACATGGACCCACGTACTGAACTGCTCCTGTTCCTTGCCGCGCGCTCCTCAACGATGACTGCGTATGAGCGCATCCTCGACAATCAACCAAACACGATCATTATTGCCGATCGCGGGTACCCATCAACCTACGTTTATCAGGCGGGTGAGTCCGACATTAATGCGCATATCTATCAGCATACTTGGGAAGCACTTGCTCCTGAGAACCGCCTGACCGTGCTGCTGACGTGTAGCTATGAAACTTCTATCGAACGTCGGAAGATTCGCATTGGCGGTGAAGACCGTATTGAGAAGCGTCAGACCAAAGAAGTGTATGAGCAATACAACCAACGCTACCTCGAAGTACCTGGTGGTTTCGATTTGATTATCGACACTGAGGTTAATTCGGTGTCTGATGTTGTTCGTCAAATTCTCGCCAAGCTGTCATGAATTTAAACCTCTACGCGTCGATGCCTCGCGCACGACAAGAGGCGGTACTAAAAAAGATTTGCGAAGACAACGCGTTTATACCGCAGTTCGAACAGCGCTTCCTCACTATGGCTCTGTTCTCGGTCCGCAAATCGCGTAAGCAGAACACGGATGTTTTCGCGTACCGTCCTACCAAAGACCAGCACATGGCTGTTGGTTATAGGATTCAGTACGTCAAAGGTAAGTACGTTGCTGAACCGTGGTGCTTCGTTGTCCCTGACGCAATGAAGTCTACAGGCGAAGAGATTAATGTTCGGCCAGACAAAGCTCTTTACTTCGGGTCAATTGTA